TTCCTGCCATACCGTACAAAAACAAATTCTTTTTATTCTTCCATGCATCAAACACTTTAGTTTGTGTATCTGTAATCGGTTTGATACTAACTAATTCTGATGAACTAATATCTAATTTTTTCTTTTTACTTACCATATTTTTTTAAGGTGCCGAGAGCTTTATACTCTCGGCTGTCAAATACTCAGCTTACTTTCAGAAACAATATTCCTACTTTTGCTGTATCTAACAGTTCTATTTATTTTTTCTATGCTTTTTAATTATCTCACTTGTTTTTACTTGTTTATTCGTTCTTCTTAAAGTCCTGTCAGCTAAAGGACTATGAGGGTGTGCCTCAGAAACTTTGTGTAATACCTCATTGAAACCACCATCCTTATTATTAGATGCTGATACAGTTCCAGAGATTATATTCATTTGAGTAGGTACCATTAATGATATGTGTTTCTTTTTAGTAAACTTTTCCATATCAGCAATGCTCATATATTCCTCAAATTCTGTTTTTGTTTTACTGTTAAAAAATCTATATGTTGGCATAATTATGGTTCTCTAAATATCTCCATTGTTTTCTCATATGAATATATATCGGGTCACTTGTAACTCTATCTCTAGCCTTTTTAAATATGTTTGCAGACTTTGCTTTATCACTTGTTGCCCAATCTTTTTCTTGTGGTTTTACATTACCATCTTTATCATATTTTTTTCCGTCTTTATGATTTGCATATCTTCTTGCTCTTGTAAAACCCATTTCTAAAAATTTTCTACACATATCCATACCTATAAAGTCTTCTTTATCTTTATATACATGATACTCGAATAATATTTTTGTAGATGAAATAAATGCTTCAGTGGGTGTTTTAAATCTCCAATGTTTACAAATATCATCAGTATATGGTCTAACAAGTAATACACCTTGTTCACCTCGACCAATACGATACCTTTTATCATTTGGCATAAACATTGTATTCTTATAATCAAACTTATAATTAAATTCTTTCATGTTGATAATAATACTAATAATACAACTATAGTCAATGCAATGCTTTGAAATAAAATTCTTAATCTCATTAACTTATTGCTATTCTCTCTATTAAATTTACCATTTACTGCCATAGCTATCACACCTACTGTTACAACGATGGCTGCACATATCATAAAAACTAAAATGACAACACTCATTTCCATTTACCTTTCATTACATCTTGTCTTTTCTTTTCTTGTCGTTTATAGATTGATACTGTCCAGAGAAAAGGAAAAGCAATCAATGGGATAGTAGTAATAAGAAATAAAACCACTGCACCATTTATGTGTTCGTGGTATACAGAAATTGCAAGAACCACAGATAGTATAATTAAAACTATACTTACATTTAATCTAGTTATATATTGTTTCACGGTCTAGTCACTGCGATTAGTAAAGGTATAATCATAACTAAAGATGAAAGAACACCTACATTAAATAACCACCATGTTGTTGCAAGTGTAAATATTCCCATCCAAAATTCATTCTTATTTAATATTTTTTTAATCTTTTTCATGACACTCTATTGATAATCTATAAAATTCATTTAGTTCATATTTTGACCAATTATCTGCCATAACTTCACACTCGTCTTTTGTCATAGGTTCTTGATAAACAACTTGATTACCAACGTAAACCCACTCAGCACCTGTGAACCCCCATAAGCTAATAATTAGAATATATAAACTATTCACAACCACCACCTATGTTTCCACTACACTCTAATCCATGATAAAAAAGTCTTCTAGGAAAATCCCATTCTTGTGCAAAATACACTACAATAAAACAAATTATAATTGCACCAAATATACTCATTACATGATTAATCATGTTCACCTCCTGGATCATTTTTAGGTAACGCAACTCTGTATGCATTACCGTGTTTATCTCTATAATACACATGACCTCTTTGTCTATCTGGTGAATGATAACCTTCTTTAAATTTATATACACTTTCAGATATTCTAAATGTGGCAACTGTTACAACGATTGCAGCAATCAATACAAAGTGTGCCACAACTGTAACACCAAATACAAACCATGATGTAAAATATAGACTAAATGCAATACACCATAACCATGCTAATATTTGTAAGATCATATGTCTTACTTGTAAGTCAGGTATGTACTTCAATGGATTATACCATTGGTTCATTACACCGTCCCAACATTCATTTATAAAAGTTCTCATGCTGTAGCCTTTCCTGTAAACCACTCTGGTGTTTC